ACGTGAAGGCTTTTATTATTACTCCATCGTCAGAGCTGACGGATTTAATGTGCAAGAATGGGCCAAACAAAGAGCCGAGCGCCGCCATGATTGGGCCCAGTCTGCCGGACAAAAAAGTAACGAATATTTCAACCGCTCGAACAAAGACAAAGATTTTCTTTCTCTTGGAGAGCCAATTAAGGTCGGGCACCATAGTGAGAAACGGCATCGAAAAGCGATTAATGATGCTTGGAACAATATGGGAAAAAGTGTTGAATTTAGCGACAAGGCTGCCGAACACGAAAGAATTGCCAAATATTGGGAAGAAAAGGCAAACACTATCAATCTTTCTATGCCGGAAAGTATCGATTTCTACGAACACAAGTTAGAGAAAGCGAAAGAATATCATGAGGGTGTTAAGTCTGGCAAACATCCACGTGAACACGCTTATACTCTCACTTATGCCAAGAAAGCTGTTAATGAAGCACAAAAGAATTACGAATTAGCTAAAAAACTATGGGGAGATTATCTGACAAATGGTGTTGTATGAACTGCGCCCGATTGAACGAATGTTTAATGAATGAACCAGATTTAAATTTACTTGACTATTGCGTGGAATACAGAGATTTAGAAAATAAAGAAGATTAATTTAAAACGGAACAGTTATGAAACAGACAGTACATTCCAGAGAATGTACGGGAGAGATTCAGGAAAATTGTCAAAGAAAATGTGATGTGGAACATTGAAGAACGGTTCGGAGACTTAAAAGGAGCAATAAACAAATTCAATCGAGAAGCTAAATGGATTGGTTATACAAAATTCATATTTTACATGATGGCTTTGTCCGGTTGGGCTGTAGCTGCTGTGTTGTTTCTTATGCGTTAAAGTAGAGGAGATTTGATTATGGAACAAGAAAGAAAAATCGGAGAGGTATTTGAATATAATGGAGAAAAAATTATCGTGAAAAAAGATAGCGATTTTATATACGAATGTGATAGATGCGTCTTTAATGGTAAACCGGAATGCGGTGATTATTATTGCTTGCATTTTGAAAGACAAGATAAACAAGATGTGCACTTTGAAAAAGTGGAGGATTGATTGAAAGAGGAGCTTATAAAGAAAAAACTGCTCGCAGAATTTCGGG